ATGGACCGTGCTCCAATTCAGGGAATCGAAGTCTTTCTGACGATTGTTCAGGAAGGATCTTTGCGTGCCGCAGCTCGGGCACTTGGGGTTGGACCGCCAGCCGTGAGCCTGCAACTCAAAGCGCTGGAGGAGAAAATGGGCGTTGGCCTGATTATCCGGACAACGCGCAGAATTGAACTGACAGAAGCCGGGCGAATTTTGTTCGAAGCGGCGGCTCCGGCCTATCGGGACATGACCTATGCGGTGAAAAAGACCAAGGAACTGGGGACATCAACCACCGGCACCTTGCGCCTGAGCCTGTCTCGTGGCGCTTACATGACGGCACTTGCACCGGTGTTGGAGCAATTTCTGGCGGATTATCCGGGAATCAAGCTGGACCTGTCGTGGAATGAAGAATTGGTGGATATTAACCGCGCAGGGTTTCATGCAGGCATTCGGCTGGGAGAATCCCTGGCACCCGACATGGTGGCCGTGCGGATCACACATCCGCTTGATTTGGTATTCTTTGCAGCACCGTCTTACATTGAAAAACATGGTTGTCCTGCACATCCCCGCGATCTGCTGAAGCATCAATGCATTCGGTATAAATTGCCTACCGCGAACCAGTTGGCAGAGTGGCGGTTTGTCGAGGAAGGACAGGAAAAACTGATTGATCCATCTGGCAGGATTATCTTTGATCAGGTCGCAGGCGTGACTCAAGCAGCCAGCGAAGGACATGGCATAGGTTTTTCCTTGCGTGCGACCATGCAAGATCATTTGGAAGCTGGGCGGCTTGAGACAATTCTGGATAAGTATAGACGCGATCTGCCGCCATTTTACCTGTACTACCCAGAGCAGAACAGACGGTTAGAGTGTTTGCGTTTGCTGAAGGATGCTCTCGTTTCTTGGAGAGACAGATCGGTATAGAATAGCGTCTGAAAAAGGAATATTGATCCGAATTTGCCTTGTGATCGTAAACAACATAGTCTGATAGTGGTCTGGATATGTACGGTATTCTTGCTTATCCAGATGAAGTTGCGAGATTTTTTGAGTTTTGAGTAAAAAAGACTGTATCTTATGTCTGATTTGTACATATTGTGGTTGTGCGAACAGATTACGCCGGACGCTCGCCATCTCAGGAGGGCGTCTGTTTTTGAGAACCTGACTAATTCTATGGGGAGAAACATGAAAAAGTTCTATAATACATGCGCTGCCATTGCAGTGGTTCTGGCATCACCTGCAATTGCATCTGACGCCGATGTCCTGCCATCAGCTGACGATGATATCGCAATTTATCGTACGGCCGGCCCTTGGACCGTCTACCAAAACAACACCCGAAAGCACTGCCTGATTGCCCAGAAGGGCGACAACGGTGGCTTGGTGCAGATGGGCCTGTCGAAGTCCGGTGACTACGGCTACGTCGGAGCATTTTCCCAAAGTGCTGAAGTTCAAGAAGGCCTGAAAGAGGTTGTCGTTTTGGTGAATGATAATGTCTACACGGGTGAAGCCTCGGGTGTCGGCACTGGTCTGGAAGATGGCTACAAGGGTGGCTACATTCGGGTGAACAACCCGAACTTCGTCAAGGATCTTGAAAAAGAAGGCGAGATGATTGCTTTCCCTGACACGCCTTACATTTACACAATCAATCTTGCTGGCACAAAAAACGCGATCTATGAGGCGCGCAAATGCACGGAAGAGCTTCAGTAATCTGACGCTCTGAACGTATAGGAAATTCAGTGGCAAGGCTCCCTTCGGGGGGCCTTGTTTTTTGTGGTTGACGCTGCGTGCGCCGCGCTTTCGTCTGATTAACCTTTGTCTTTGATCCTAATGCCTGCACTGGACAGAACGCGGCGAGGCGTTCGCGAAAAGAGGGGTGTCACAACAGATGAGGCAGAGCACTTATGACATTAATCACCCCCGATACGGGGCCTTCGGGCCTGACCACCTCGATCACCGCATTGGAGCGTCAGCTGGCGGATATGCGCGAGGAATTGGAGGCCAGATACGAGCGCATCAGGGCGGGCGATCTGGGAGAGTTGAAAGAGGCGGGGCGGGCGATTGCGGAAATCCGGCAATGGCTGAAAATCGCCATCGAGGCGGAGGCACAACTTGAAAAACGCAACAAACGAGACAAGGGCATTGTTTACGACTACGCGCTCGACTTTGCCGAAGCCCGGGCTTCGATCTGCTGCCGATTGGATCGTCTCAGAAGGGCGCGATGCCCAGGACGATTTCCTGAATGACCTGAACGAGGGCGAGCTGTTGGCATTGCCCTATCTGTTTGAGTTCTGGGCGTTGGAGCATCAATTGCCGCCAGAGGGCGATTGGCACAGCTGGGTGGTGATGGGCGGGCGCGGCGCGGGGAAAACCCGCGCCGGGGCCGAATGGGTGCGGGCGCAGGTGGAAGGCGCGCGTCCACTGGATGAAGGTCGCTGCCGGGCGATTGCACTGGTCGGCGAGACCATCGAGCAGGTGCGCGAGGTGATGGTCTTTGGCGAAAGCGGAATCATGGCTTGTTCACCGCCGGATCGCAGGCCGGTGTGGCAGGCAACGCGCAAGCAATTGATCTGGCCCAACGGGGCGGTGGCCAAGGTGTTTTCGGCGCATGATCCGGAGGCGTTAAGAGGACCGCAGTTTGACGGGGCCTGGGTGGATGAGCTTGCAAAATGGCGCAAGGCGCGGGCGACCTGGGATATGTTGCAGTTTGGTTTGCGGTTGGGGGAGCATCCGCAGGTTTGCGTGACCACGACGCCGCGCAACGTGGGCGTTTTAAAGGATGTACTGGCGCAGGACAGCACAGTTGTGACGCAGGCTCCGACCGAGGCCAATGCCGCGTTTCTGGCGCAGTCGTTTTTGGATGAAGTTCGGGCGCGCTATGCTGGGACCCGACTGGGGCGGCAGGAGCTGGACGGCGTGTTGATTGATGAGGCCGAGGGAGCCTTGTGGACCAGCGCCATGTTGTCAGCCTTGCAGGTTGAAGACTTGCCGGAGTTGGACCGGGTGATCGTGGCGGTGGATCCGCCAGTGACAGGCAAGGGCACATCAGATTCCTGCGGGATCGTGGTGGCGGGGGCCGTGACGCAAGGCCCGGTGCAGGATTGGCGGGCCTATGTGCTGGCCGATTGCACGGTCGAGGCCGCCAGCCCGACGCGGTGGGCCAGCGCGGCCATTCGGGCGATGGAACAATATGGGGCGTCGCGGTTGGTGGCAGAGGTTAACCAGGGCGGCGATCTGGTGGAACAGGTGATCCGGCAGGTCGATCCGCTGGTGCCGGTGAAGTGCGTGCATGCCAGCCGGGGCAAGGTCGCACGGGCGGAGCCGGTGGCGGCGCTCTATGAGCAGGGCCGGGTGTATCATGCGCGGGGATTGGCGGAGCTGGAGGACCAGATGGGTCAGATGACGGCGCAGGGGTTTGAGGGCAAAGGCAGCCCGGACCGGGTGGATGCGCTGGTCTGGGCGCTGACGGAACTGATGATCACCCCGGCGGCAAAATGGCGAGAGCCGAAGGTGCGGGTGGTTTGAGAGAACAACGCTTGTTTAGCGCAATTTACATTGAATTCTATGAGGTTCCGGAGTTGGAGCTTTACTAAAAGTTTGTAATTGTGCGACTTGTATGCAGGTTTGTCGTGCGGTGAGCGAACAATGAAAATTAACGAAAACTACTTTCAGCGCTTGTTGTACGATACCGATGCGATAGAGGCTGTCGCGACACTTTCTGGCTTCTGGAGTGGCCGACTGGATAGCGGTCTGAAAAAACTTGGACTGAGTGATCCCGAATGGAAAGTTCAGTTAATCCTCATTTATTCTGGGGAAGTTCTAAATGGCGGATTCACGCAATACTTTCTGAACAGAGGTTTGGAGACTTTATTTGATACATGCTCAGCTTTGAAAGAAGTTGAATTGTCCGAATGCGCCGATCTTGCAGAAAAAGCGGGCAATAAATTTGCGAAGTTTGAAAGTGGGAAAATTACAGAAGAAGAGTGCGCCTTAAGCCTTCAGAAATATGATGTTCTGGCCTTTCGCAGGCTTTCTGTAGTTGATGAAGCATTGCTGCGATTCCTGAGAAAGAATGAAGAACTTTTGCTCGTTCCTGAAAGAGCATAATTTAGTCGATTTGAACATTTTAAGTTGCCACGGGCAGAGCCAGACCGCGGGTGGGCGTTGATACGGGTGTCGCATCTTGATTTATGTTTCAACTCACATCCGACTTATCTGAAATGGCTGACATGGCAAAAGAGCCCGCCCATGGGGCGGTCGGGCTCTGCCCGGCGCGCTGCGCGCGCTGTTTCGGGCATTGAGGTGCTCTTTGCCACAGTTAAGCAAAGTATAATCATTAAAGTATTACGATGATGTGGGAAGTTTGAACCTTTTAGATTTCCTTGGGATTGGAAGAAAACCCTTATTTCGTTGGCGAATGGCGAGCGCACGCATTGATAAATCTTTCGTAAAGCTTTGGCGGTTTTATGGCTTCAACCCGGGGTGAACAGCATCCCTCGTGAGGCAGCCAGAGGAGCTTTGAACAGATGATTTTGGATTTCTTCCGGCAGGGGCAAGAGCAGGTTGCGCCAGAGCAAAAGGCAAGTGCAGCTGGCCGTGTGGTGGCCTGGGGCAATGCGGGCCGAGTGTTGTGGAGCCCGCGGGATACCGCCAGCCTGATGCGGACGGGGTTCGCGGGTAATCCGATTGGCTTTCGCTGTGTCAAACTGCTGGCCGAGGCGGCGGCGAGCCTGCCGCTGGTGCTGCAAGATGAGGTGATGCGCTATAGTGCCCATCCAGTGCTTGATCTGGTTAAGCGGCCCAATATGGCGCAGGGGCGGGCGGAATTGTTCGAGGTGCTCTATGGGCAGTTGCTGCTGAGTGGCAATGCCTATCTGGAGGCCGTGGGCGGCGGCGAGGGCGAATGCCCGCTGGAGCTGCATGTGCTGCGCTCGGACCGGATGAGCGTGCTGCCTGGGGGGGATGGCTGGCCGGTGGCCTATGAATACGCCGTGAGTGGGCGCAAGCACCGCTTCGAGGTGCAGGATGGACCATCAGCGATCTGTCATCTGAAGAACTTCCATCCGCAGGACGATCATTACGGCTTGTCTCCGCTGCAGGCGGCGGCGCAGGCGCTGGATGTGCATAACAGTGCCAGCCGCTGGTCCAAGGCGCTGCTGGATAATGCCGCGCGGCCCTCGGGTGCGATTGTCTATAAGGGGGCCGAGGGGCAAGGCAGCCTGAGCAATGATCAATATGACCGGCTAGTGAGCGAGATGGAGACGCACCATCAGGGGGCGCGCAATGCCGGGCGACCGATGCTGCTGGAAGGTGGTTTGGACTGGAGGCCAATGGGTTTCAGCCCATCTGACATGGAATTTCAGAAGACCAAGGAAAGTGCCGCGCGTGAGATTGCGCTGGCTTTTGGGGTGCCGCCGATGTTGCTGGGGATTCCAGGGGATGCGACCTATGCCAATTACCAGGAGGCCAACCGGGCGTTTTACCGCCTGACGGTGTTGCCGTTGGCGACGCGCGTGGTGGCGGGGGTCAGTGAATGGCTCAAGGGCTTTACCGAAGAGCCGGTGGAGCTGCGCCCGGATCTGGATCAGGTGCCGGCGTTGGCAGTCGAACGAGATGCACAGTGGGCACGGGTGACTGGTGCGGATTTTCTGACCACAGCGGAAAAGCGCGAAATGTTGGGATTGCCGGCGTTGAGTGGTGAGCCTGCGGATGTCTGAAGACACGCGATATGGGTTTGAGGCGTTTGATTGCGCGCCTGCACTGAGGCTGGAGGCGCATGAGCGGGTGGCCAAGCTGCAGCACGAAGCCTTGGTGCAGCGGTTGGACAAGATCGAAGCGGCACTGGAGCGATTGGAAAAAAGGCTTTGGCTGGCGGTGTACGGTGTGGTGGGGGCGATTTTGGCGCAGGCGTTTCAGCCGTTGATCACTGCGATGCCGTGAGGGTTTGAGAGAGGATGTTGGGAATGACGATAGATTGGGGGCTGGAACATAAGTTCTGCCAGATGGATGGGGTCTTGAACGTGACCGATGGCACGCTGATCGAAGGTTATGCCAGCCGGTTTGATGACCGGGACCGGGGCGGCGATATTGTGCAGCCGGGGGCCTATGCGGGGTCATTGGAGCGGTTGCGCGCCGAGGGGCGGCAGGTGAAGATGCTGTGGCAGCACGACCCGGCCCAACCGATTGGGGTGTGGGATGAGGTGCGCGAGGATGCCAAGGGGCTATATGTCAAAGGGCGCTTGTTGGAAAATGTGGCCAAGGCGCGCGAGGCGGCGGCATTGATTGCGGCACGGGCAATTGACGGGCTGAGCATTGGCTATCGCACCGTCAAGGCGGTGAAGGATGACAAGGGAGCACGTCTCTTGCAGGAACTGGAGCTATGGGAGGTGTCGCTGGTGACCTTTCCGATGCTGCCCAGCGCGCGGGTAACAGCCAAGGGAGCGGACATTCCGATGGAGCAGGCCATGCAGGAATTGGCGGCGGGGTTTGAGGCCGCGCGTCAGGAGATGGCGCGGTAGGCGCGCCAGAACACAACCAGAAACGACCAGAACAGGAAAAGCGATGAGCAGAACCGAGGTGAATTCTCGGACCGGGGAAGATCTGTCTTCGGTGACCGAGGTGAAGACCGCAGTGGCGGGTTTCGCAAGCGATTTCAGGGGCTTTCGAGCCGATCTTATGAAGCGACTTCAGCAGCAGGAAGAAAAAATGACACGATTGGAACGGAAATCAATGGCGCAGATGCGTCCGGTATTGGCGCGTACAGCTGACGGCGATGCGCCGCATGCGAAGGCCTTTGATGCCTATCTGCGCAGTGGTGACGATGATGCGTTGCGCGGGTTGGAGCTGGAAGGTAAGGCGCTGAACACGGCTGTGGCAGGCGATGGTGGTTATCTGGTAGATCCGCAGACATCCGAGACCATTCGATCGGTGCTATCTTCGACCGCGTCGATCCGGGCGATCGCCAATGTGGTGCAGGTCGAAGCGACGTCTTATGACGTGCTGGTTGATCATACGGACGTAGGCCATGGCTGGGCCACAGAAACCGGGTCGGTGAGCGAGGGGGCAACGCCAACGATTGATCGGATTGCCATTCCATTACACGAGTTAAGCGCCTTGCCGAAGGCGAGCCAGCGCTTGTTGGATGACGGCGCCTTTGATGTTGAGGGATGGCTGGCGGGGCGGATTGCCGACAAGTTTGCCCGGGCCGAGGCAGGGGCGTTTATCGCCGGTGATGGTGTCGATAAGCCCAAGGGGATGCTGGATCATCCGAGTGTGGACAATGACAGCTGGAGCTGGGGCAATCTGGGCTATGTGCCGACCGGTGCGGCGGGTGATTTCAATGGATCCGATGCAATTGTCGATCTGGTCTATGCGCTTGGCGCGCAATACCGGGCGAATGGCACTTTTGTGATGAATTCAAAAACGGCGGGCGCGGTGCGCAAGCTAAGGGATGCCGATGGCCGGTTCCTATGGTCTGATGGTCTGGCGGCGGGGGAGCCTGCGCGCCTAATGGGCTATCCGGTGCTGATTGCCGAGGACATGCCGGATATGGCGGCGGATGCGATGGCGATTGCTTTTGGTGACTTCTCGGCAGGTTACACCGTGGCCGAACGCCCGGACCTGCGGGTGCTACGCGATCCATTCAGCGCCAAGCCGCATGTTCTGTTCTACGCCACCAAGCGCGTGGGCGGGGATGTCAGTGACTTTGCCGCAATCAAACTGCTGAAATTCGCCACTTCGTAAGGGGGGTGAATGGGGTGGGGTCCTGCGTGGCCCCACCCGGGCGCGCGGGCCAGGCAGGCGTTGTCCAGCTGCTCCTCTCTGATCGAGCAACGCTGGGACCGCGCGTCTGAACGCAAGAGGGATCCGTAAAATGTGGAGCAATTCCATGATGTTGATCGAAGAAACTGCGGTGTCCCAGGCCGCGCTGCCACTGGCGGAATTCAAAGCGCATTTGCGATTGGGAACTGGGTTTGATGATGACACACTACAGGATGCGGTACTGGAAAGCTTTCTGCGGGCGGCCTTGGCCGCAATTGAAGCGCGGACCGGCAAGGCGCTGATTGCGAGAGGGTTTTCATGGACGGTGACGCGGTGGCGCGATCAGGCCGGACAGGCCCTGCCAATCGCACCGGTGAGCGCGGTGACGGCGCTGAAGCTGCGCAGTCAGACCGATGAAGAAGAGGTGATTGATCCAGCGCTCTATCTGCTGGAGGCGGATATGCAGCGCCCGATCTTGCGGCCCAGAGGAACGCTTTTGCCAATGATCCCCGAAGGAGGTGTGGCGGAGGTGGTACTGACGGCGGGTTATGGACCCACGTGGGGCGATCTACCGGCGGATCTGGCGCAGGCAGTTCTGCTGCTGGCGGCGCATTACTATGAGTATCGCGACGAGACGGCGCTTGGCGGAGGCTGCATGCCCTTTGGGGTGACCAGCCTGATCGAGCGCTATCGCACCGTGCGGCTGTTTGCCGGAGGGGCGGCGCGATGAAACGGGTGCATCTCAATCGCAAGCTGGTGCTGGAGGCACCCGAGAGGGTGGCCGACGGGGCGGGCGGATATTCAGAGAGCTGGGCCGCTGTCGGGACGCTTTGGGCCGACGTATCGGCGCGGAGCGGGCGCGAGGTTGGTGGAACGGCGACAAATCTGACGCAAAGCGGGTTTCGCATCGTGGTACGGGCAGCCCCGGTGGGAACGCCGGCGCGGCCTGTGGCTGGGCAGCGGTTTCGCGATGGGACCCGCGTGTTTGCTATTGAGGCTGTCTACGAACGCGACGTTCATGGCCGGTTTCTGACCTGCCATGTGCAAGAGGAGGGTGGGCTATGAGCTATGGCATTGCAGCGGCTTTACAGGAGGCGATTTATGGCTATCTGAGCACAGATTTGAACCTTGCGGCAATGGTCGGCACCGCGATCTATGACGAGGTCCCCACTGGGGAGTTGCCGGAAACATACGTGACACTTGGCCCGGAAGAAGTGCGCGGGCGGTGTGACAGCACAGGGGCCGGGGGCTGGCATCGTATAACCGTGTCGGTGGTGACGCAAGCGCCGGGATTTCATCAGGCCAAACAAGTGGCGGCGGCGATCAGCGATCGGTTGAACGAGGCAGAGTTGAGCCTGAGCCGGGGTCATCTGACGGGATTGCATTTCTGGCGGGCACGGGCGCGCCGTGAGGATGGCGGAGCGCTGCGGCGGATCGATTTGATTTTTCGGGCGCGTGTCGATGATGCCGTCTGATGTGCACAAGATTTCATGAAATGGAGACGATAAATGGCAGTTCAAAACGGTAAAGACCTGCTGGTCAAGATTGACCTGACGGGGGATGGCAGTTTTCAGACCGTGGCGGGCCTACGGGCGACGCGGGTGAGTTTCAATGCCGAGAGTATTGATGTGACCAGCCTTGAGAGCCAGGGGGGGTGGCGCGAGCTGCTGTCGGGGGCCGGGGTGAAATCGGCGTCAATTAGCGGGTCTGGCGTGTTTCGCGACGAGGCCAGTGATGAACGGGCGCGGCAGATCTTTTTCGATGGGGATACGCCGGACTTTCAGGTGGTGATCCCGGATTTTGGCATCATCGAGGGGCCGTTTCAAGTGACGGCAATTGAATATAGCGGCGCCCATGATGGCGAGGCGACTTACGAGTTGTCGCTGGACTCGGCCGGGTGGCTGAACTTTACGGCAATATGAGCATGGAAGTGGATGGCAATCCCTGGGCGGGCGAGGTGGCGTTGGTCATTGACGGGCAGCGTCATGTGCTCAAGCTCACGCTGGGGGCGTTGGCGGACCTGGAGGCTGGATTAGAAAGCGACAGTCTTGTGGCCTTGGTCGAGCGGTTCGAGCAGGGGGCATTTTCTACGCGTGATGTGTTGGCTTTGATTGTGGCCGGGTTGCGCGGTGGTGGCTGGCAGGGACGTGCTGCGGATTTGTTATCAGCTGAGATAGAAGGTGGCCCGATGCAGGCGACCAAGGTGTCGGCAGCGTTGCTGGCTCGGGCCTTTGCCTTGCCTGAGGTGGGATAATGGGCGGATTTGACTGGCCAGTCTTGTTGCAGACGGGGTTGCGCGGGCTCGGGTTGAAACCGGCAGAGTTCTGGGCGCTGACGCCTGCAGAATTTCAACTGATGCTGGGGGCCGGGTCAGGGGCCATGCCGCTGCGGCGGGCGGGATTGGATGCGTTGTCGCAGCGGTATCCAGATGCTGAGGAGGTGAAAGATGATTGACGGGGATGGGTTGGAGGATCTGGATCTGCAGGCGGCAGAGCTGGAGGACGGTCTGGGCGGCGCTGCCGAAATGGCAGGCGTGTTTAATGCCGAGCTGTCGCGGGTCAGAGCTGCCTTTGCTGAAGTGGGTTCTGATGTGCAGACGCTTGAGCGTGGCATGAGCCGAGGGCTGAGCAATGCCATGCGTGGGGCGATTGTGAACGGCGATAGCCTGTCGCAGTCTTTGGACAAGATTGGCCAGTCGATGGTCAATAGCGCCTTTAACGCGGCGGTGCGGCCGGTGACCAATCATGTGGGTGGCCTGATTTCGGAAGGTATTGGCGGATTGGTTGGAAATTTGTTGCCCTTTGCTAAGGGGGGCAGTTTTTCCCAAGGCCGTGTGCGGCCCTTTGCCGAGGGAGGGGTGGTCAGCGGGCCGGTATCCTTTCCGATGCGTGGAGGGGAGACCGGGCTGATGGGCGAAGCTGGACCCGAAGCGATCATGCCTCTGAGCAGAGGGGCCGATGGTAAACTTGGGGTGCGCAGTAACGGGGACGCTGCACCGGTGAACATCACCATGAACATCAACACGCCGGATGTGGAGGGGTTTCGCCGCTCTAAGGTGCAGATTGCCGCGCAACTGGGCCGGGCGATTGGGCGCGGCAATCGCAACCGCTGATCAGAGAGGATTTGAGAGATGAAATTTCATGAAGTGAGATTTCCGGCCAGTCTGAGTTTCGGCTCGCTGGGGGGGCCGGAGCGGCACACTGATATTGTGACGTTGGCCAACGGGTTTGAGGAGCGCAACACACCCTGGGCACATTCGCGCAGGCGTTATGATGCGGGGCTGGCGATGCGTTCATTGGATGACATTGAGACGGTAATCGCATTTTTTGAAGCGCGGCAGGGGCAAATCCATGGATTTCGGTGGAAGGACTGGACGGATTTCAAAACCAGCCGGGCGGCAGAAATACCTGCCTATGATGACTTGGAAATCGCGCGCGGCGATGATGTGACGACAGTGTTCCCGCTGATCAAGACATATCGATCAGGCGAGATCACCTATCAGCGGCCGATCGTGAAGCCGGTATTGGGCACAGTGAGAATTGGCCTTGGGGATGTCGAACAGCAGGATGGCATCCATTATGAAGTGGATACAAGCGCCGGCGTGGTAACCTTTGCACATCCGCCGAATGACGGGATCATGATCACCGCTGGATTTGAATTTGATGTACCAGTGCGGTTCGATACGGATCGGATCCAGACCAGCGTTGCCAGCTTTCAGGCAGGTGAGGTTCCGAGCATTCCCGTGGTGGAGATCCGGGTATGAGTGAGTTCAATGAGGGTCTTAAGGCGCATCTGCAGACGACGGTTACGACGACCTGCCGGTGTTGGGTGCTGGTGCGAAGAGATGGCGAAGTGATGGGGTTTACCGATCACGATTTACCTTTGGAGTTTGAGGGGGTCACGTTTCGTGCAGATACAGGGTTGAGTGCGCTGGCCTTACAGCAAAGCACGGGCCTGTCGGTGGATAACACCGAAGCGATGGGGGCATTGAGTGATGCCGCCATCCGCGAGGACGATATCGAAGCGGGACGTTATGACGGAGCAGAAGTGCAGGCCTGGCTGGTCAACTGGCAAAACGTTGAAGAGCGGCAGTTGCAGTTTCGCGGGCTGATTGGCGAGATGCGCCGCCAAGGTGGGGCCTTTGAGGCGGAATTGCGTGGGTTGACGGATGTGCTCAACCAGCCCTACGGGCGGATTTATCAAAGGCCCTGTGGCGCGGTACTGGGGGATCGGGCTTGCGGATTTGATCTGGAGACGCCAGCGTATTTCGCTGAATGCGCGGTGGAGGGTGTTGAAGAGCGCCGTGCCTTTCGGTTTGCCGCGCTTGAGGGTTATGCCGCAGAATGGTTTCAATTCGGTGTTCTGCGTGTTCTGTCCGGCAAGGCCGAGGGGCTGAGCGGTTTGATCAAACGGGACAGTGAAGATGCCAAGGGGCGGTTGATTGAGCTGTGGCACCCCTTGCGGGCCGAGATTAGGCCTGGGGATTTGTTGCGACTGATTGCGGGATGCGACAAGCGTAGTGAAACCTGTCGGAAAAAGTTCGACAACTACCTGAATTTCCAAGGGTTCCCGGATATTCCGGGGGACGATTGGTCTGTTACGGACCCAACCCGCGCGGGGCGGTTGAATGGAAAGAGCCGTCGGCGATGAACGGGATCGGAGAGCAGGTGGTGCAGGCGGCGCGGGGCTGGATTGGCACGCCCTATCGGCATCAGACCTCGACCAAAGGGGCGGGCACGGACTGTCTGGGCTTGCTGCGCGGGGTCTGGCGTGAGGTTCGTGGAGTGGAACCGGAAGCGGTGCCCGCCTATTCGATGGATTGGGCGGAGCCGTCGCGTGATGAGGTGCTGTGGCGTGCGGCCGAGCGGCATTTGCAGCGGGTTCATCTAAATGATGAACAGCCCGGGGATGTGTTGTTGTTTCGGATGCGCGATGGGGCGGTGGCCAAACATCTTGGCATCGTTGGGTGTGTGGGGCCGCAGGCCAGTTTCATCCATGCCTATTCAGATCATGCGGTGGTGGAGAGCCCGCTGAGTACGCCGTGGCAACGGCGGATCGCGGCTCGATTTAGATTTCCTGAGGAGAAAGTGTAATGGCGACAGTTGTCTTATCAGCAGTGGGGGGTGCAATTGGCAGCCAAATCGGTGGAACTGTCTTGGGGCTATCGACCGCGGCGTTAGGGCGTTTTGCAGGGGCGATGATCGGGCGTTCCATTGATCAACGTACGATGGGACGGGGATCAGAGGTTGTTGAAACCGGGCGTGTCCGCCGGTTGCGCCTGACCGGATCGGGTGAGGGCGATGCGGTTGCCAAGATCTACGGTCGTATGCGGGTTTCAGGTCAGGTGATCTGGGCCACGGAGTTTCGCGAGCGAGTCATTGTGTCTGGAGGTGGTGGCGGCAGTAGTGGTGGCGGCAAAGGTGGCGGACGGCCAGCCACGCCGCCGGAACCCACAGTGCGCGAATACAAATATTCGATCAGTCTGGCGATTGCCTTGTGCGAAGGGGAGATCAGTCAGGTGGGCCGGGTCTGGGCCGATGGCAATGAACTGACCCGCGATAAATTGGATATGCGGGTGTATTTTGGCACGCGTGATCAATTGCCCGATCCCAAGATCGAAGCGATTGAAGGGACGGGCACGGTCCCGGCCTATCGCGGTACGGCTTATGTTGTGATTGAAAACCTGCAATTGGATCAGTTTGGGAACCGTGTGCCGCAGTTTTCATTTGAGGTGATACGGCCGCCGCAAGAGGGGCAGCCGGGGGCCGAGCTGGACCCACCGCAGGCGGTGAGGGGCGTGGCGCTACTGCCGGGCACGGGGGAGTATTCTCTGGCAACGGCACAGATTACACTCCGGCACGGGCCGGGGTCAGGCAAGGTGGTGAATGCGAATTCACGATCTGGCAGAAGTGACATGAACACTGCCATTGCCGCGCTGGAGGGTGAGTTGCCGGCCTGCAAGGCTGTTTCGATAGTGGTGAGTTGGTTTGGGGACGATCTGCGTTGTGACCGTTGTGACATCCGACCGAAAGTGGAGCAAAATACCTTTGATGGGGCGAATATGCCCTGGCATGTGTCTGGTGTTTTACGAAGTAATGCACAGCGGGTGGTTCGAGGATCGGATAACAAGCCCCTTTATGGAGGGACACCTTCTGACAGGGCTGTGATCCAAGCGATCAAAAAACTGAAGCTAAAGAACAAAGAGGTGATGTATTACCCGTTTATTTTGATGGATCAGAAGGACGGCAATACGCTGTCTGACCCCTATAGCGATGCAGACACGCAGCCTGCGTTGCCGTGGCGAGGGCGCATCACATTGAGTGAAGCCTCAGGGCGGGCCGGGAGCCCAGATGGGACGAGTGGGGCAGATGCCGAAGTGGCTGCGTTTTTTGGAACTGCGCGGGCCAGTCATTTTTCGACCAATGGCACGGCGACAGTGGGCAGCAGCGGCCTGTCCAGTCTGATCAATCTGAACTGGAACGCGAAATTGAGCCCGGTCATCTACAGTGGCCCGAATGAATGGGGGTTCCGGCGGTTCATTTTGCATCAGGCGGCCCTGTGCAAGGCCGCTGGCGGAGTGGAGAGTTTTTGTATCGGGTCCGAGATGCGCGGGTTGACGCAAATTCGGGGCACCGGAAATAGCTTTCCAGCGGTGCAGGAATTGCGGGATCTGGCGGCAGAGGTGCGCATATTGCTGGGGCCGGAAACCAAGATCAGCTATGCGGCGGATTGGTCGGAGTATTTCGGCTATCAACCGCAGGATGGCTCCGGGGATCGGTTTTTTAACCTCGATCCACTGTGGGCTGATGAGAACATCGATTTCATTGGGATCGACAATTACATGCCGCTGTCAGATTGGCGGGATGGTCAGGATCACGCGGATGTCCATTGGGAAACGGCGTATGATCTTGGGTATTTGCAATCCAATGTTGAAGGTGGCGAAGGGTATGATTGGTATTATGCCTCGGATGAGGCGCGCGCGGCGCAGATCAGGACGCCGATCACAGACGCAGAGCATAATGAGCCGTGGATTTGGCGCTATAAGGATATGCGCGGATTTTGGGAGAATGTGCACCATGAGCGAGTAGGAGGCGTGCGCTCTGAGCTGCCCACGGATTGGGTGCCGGGCTCGAAACCAATACGATTTACCGAATATGGCTGTGCTGCGGTGGATAAAGGCACCAATCAGCCAAACAAGTTTCTGGATCAGAAGTCTTCGGAATCGCGCTTGCCTTACTTTTCTGATGGACGGCGGGATGAAACGATACAGATGCAGTACCTGCGGGCGATAAACGGCTATTGGGGACGCGCTGAGCACAACCCGGTTTCTGATCTGTACGAAGGGCCGATGGTGGATATGGATCACGCCTATGTTTGGGCCTATGATACGCGGCCCTATCCGTTTTTTCCAAATAATCGCAAGCTATGGAGTGATGGGGGAAACTATGGTCGGGGGCATTGGATCTCAGGTCGGGCGGCCTCGCGTCGGTTGGCCTCGGTTGTGGATGAGATCGCTGAGGAGGCGGGGGCGGCCCATGTCGATACTTCCAAGCTTCATGGCATGGTGCGCGGGTATCAGGTGGACGACGTGGGCGAGGCGCGGGCAGCACTGCAGCCCTTGATGCTGCGCTATGGGTTTGACGCGATTGAGCGGGATGGAACACTTCAATTTCGCATGCGCGATGGTGTAGCGGATCATATGATTGACCCGGAAACGGTTGTCCGGGATCCAAAGGAAAAGGGCCCCCTAGAATATACCCGGGGCAGCGCCGCGGAACTGTCAGGCCGAGTGCGACTGCGGTTTATCGAGGCCGACGGTGATTTTGAGGTGGTCGCGGAAGAAGCCATTCTGTCGGATGATCCCAATCCTGTTGTATCGGCATCGGAGTTTCCACTGTCGATGACGCGGGCGGAAGGGCGGCAAACGGTTGAGCGTTGGTTATCTGAGGCGCAGCTAAACACGGATACAGTGCAATTCAGCCTGCCGCCTTCCGATCTGGGGGTGGGGGCCGGAGATGTCGTGGCCCTGCCAGAAGATGGTGGTCAGGGGCTGTATCGGATTGACCGCGTTGAAGAACGCGGCGGCATACAGCAATTGGATGGGGTACGGATAGACCCCGAAAGCTATCGCCCCGTGGAGTTTGTGGAGGAAGTGGCGAATGTGGGCTCGTATGTGCCACCATCGCCCATATCCCCGTTTTTCATGGATTTGCCGCTGCTATCCGGAGAGGAGGTGCCGCATGCGCCTTACCTAGCAGTTGCGGCGGATCCTTGGCCCGGCGCGGCTTCGCTTTATTCATCTGACTTTGACGCGGACTATCGTTTGAATACCGTTGCAAACGCGCGTTCACCGATTGGTGTGACAGAATCCGTTTTGGAGTGGGCCCCATCTGGCGTGATGGATCGTGGTGCGGGGCTGATGGTGAAGATGCTTTACGGGGAGTTAGAAAGTGTCAGTGAGGCAGGGGTGCTCAATGGGGCCAACCTGTGCGCGATCGGGGATGGGCAGCCGGATCACTGGGAGCTGTTTCAATTTCAAACAGCGGGTCTGACTGGGCCTGAAACCTACATGTTGAGCATGCGCTTGCGCGGGCAATTAGGTACTGAAAGGCCGGAGGGCTACTCTTGGCCCGAGGGGTCTTTTGTTGTCCGCCTCGATGGCAGTCCGCAGCAGATCAACTTGCCCGAGGCCAAACGCAGGTTGTCTCGGTTCTATCGGATCGGTCCGGCAGGGCGGCCGTTTGATGACGAGTCTTACCAGCAGATCGAGCTGGCGTTTGACGGTATCGGATTGCGGCCCTACCGACCGGTCCACCTACAGCTAAAGGGTGCTGCAGGACAGGATCGCCTATTTAGCTGGGTGCGGCGCAGCAGGATAGGCGCGGACCGTTGGGACACGCCCGAGATTCCACTGGGTGAAGAGCGAGAGCTGTATATTGTGCGTGTTGTACGGGCCGGGGAAATATTGCGCGAAGAAATGGCCAATGAACCTGAATGGCTTTATTCAACGGTTGATCAGATAGCGGATGCCTTTGACGAAGGGGATGAATTGCAAGTGGCACAGGTCTCGGCCCTGTATGGTGCAGGGGTATTTGCCAGATACGTGTTTGATGCGTGA